CATCCCCGCTGCTGGTGCCTCTGCTCGTCAGGGTCTCGGCCTCGGTGCCGGTTTCAACCTTGTCCGCTTCCCTATGTAAGCAGTAAACCCATGGTTTCCCGCACCCTTCCTTTCATGGAGGGGAATGGAAGTATTTTAATAAAATATTCATACTATTTTGAATATTTTACTGAAATTACATAAAAACATAAATGAGTACACAATAACATGGGTTATATATACTTAATTGAAAATAATATTACTAACAAAAGATACGTTGGTCAAACAATACTATCCGACGTAAATAAAAGATGGAATAAACATAAACAGGTAAATAAAAGTTTTGTTGGAACATGTTTATATAATTCTTATATAAAATATGGAATTGAAAATTTTACGTTCAAGATAATATGTATTTGTTTTGATGAAGATACTGATAAATTTGAAGAAGAATATATTAACAAATACAATACTCTTTATCCAAATGGGTATAATATGATTGAAGGTGGAAAAAGTCGAAAATTTACACCAATATTGAAATCATTAATAAGTGATAAACTAAGCGGTAAAAATCATCCAAATTTTGGAAAACATTTAAAGGAAGAGACCAAACAAAAACTAAGGGGAAAAAATAGTGGTGTTAATGCAGCTAACTATGGAAAAAAAATAACACAAGAACAAAAAGAACGCCTGAGAAAATTGGCTATAGAAAGATATAAAAATACAAAACAATCTGAAAATACAAAACAAAAAATAATATAAATGTCAGTCAATATGATTTGAGTGGAAATTTTATAAAAACATATATAAGTATGAGTGAGGCTGCAAGAGAAATAGGAGTTGCACAAATATCCATAGCTAGAGCATCAAACCCAACCAATGCAAAATATTCAACATGTAAGGGTTTTATTTGGAAGAGAGTTAATGTTAATAATTACTAAAATATTCGTAAATTATGAATATTTTACAGAAAGGTCTCACTGGGATTCGAACCCAGGTTGCATGAGCCAAAATCACGAGTGATAACCACTACACTATAAGACCGCCTATGTGCTTTCGCACATTCTATAAATATGTATGTTCTTTATATTTGTTTTTATTGGATGATATATTAATTGATTTTACAAATAACGCGATGAGGATATCCGACCGACGGTAGCAATTGGACTTCTTGGTAATTGCCAATCTGAATATACAAATTCACATATTTATTAATGGTTTCGCTATTTGTATCGTCGACAATAATAATTCCTCCCGCTCTAACAAGTTTATCCGCGTTTATCATATCGTTTCGGATACAGTGTTCGCTATGACCACCATCCACATGCACAACATCATAGATTCCAACAGAATCTGGATGCGCCGATATCCACGACTTCATGGTCTGTGTCGAATCTCCCTCAATATATTCGAATTTCACATGTCCAAACTCCTTTTTGATATATTCCAAACAGGGGCGGGTATATGCATGGTGTCCAATATCAAAAATGGTGAAGTCGAGTGGAGTCGCATCTCGCCCCAAAAGCATTAGCATCGTGGAATGTCCCGCATTAAATCCGATTTCACATATATGGGTCTTTGCATGTTTACCACACCACACCAAATTCACTTGCTTCGAATATAATTCGGGATATAAAGACAACGTATTATGGTGGTAAAAGCAATTTCCCTCAAGAGGGACGACGCAGCTAAGAATAATAGAATGAATATCTTCTACGTATTTCCGCATTTGATTCGCCTTTGCGTCATATTCTAGTTTCACAATATCCATATTGCCTGTAAAAACACGTATATTTATTCATCATACACATTCTATACTCTTTTCTATTGTAAATATGTGTATTATACCATATTATAAAATAATGGGAAAAACAATTAAGCGAAAAGGCAATGTTCGTAAGACGAGAAAACATCTGAAAAGGAAACGAGGTGGAAATCCCGACCGAATCGAGAAATTAAAAGAGATTGTCGAATACTATTTGCAATATATTTATTATAAGTATTTTTTACACGCTATGAGAATACTATGCATATAGATTTACCAAAAAATGAATGGTATGAGAAACCTGGGTTATTCGGAGATACACTTATAGTTAAAAGCAAATCTTATAAGTTTACATTCAATGAATATATGCAAAATACGATACCAATCGCTCCTCGATTAAGTCGAGATAAGTTAATCCCACGTATAAATGAAAGAGCCAGAGGTATACATTATGCGTACCAGCTTATACCCAAATATATATTTTCAGACGAATACATGTCTGAAATGGATACAAAGATTCAAACTATGATAACACAAAATGACACAGATTTGATATCGGCGTATATCACTGACAAATTGTATTTGGATATGGTAGATTCTAATAGAGATTTTTACAACATTATGGACAAAATGTTAGAGAAAACGTATGATTACAACAATGATGAATTAATAGAAGATTATTGATGGTGAGCAGATTTATCGATGGTGAAAACAATATCATCGTATCTGCGTTTATTTGACCGCAAGTCGTATATACGTATATATGGTTTCAAATGCTCGGGAGTATATTGTTCGAGTACAGGGAGCCATTCGACAGACTGCACGTCTTCGACAACTAATATACCATCCTCCGCCATCACTTGGCTATACAGATTGATAAAATATATCATGCTTTCGAGCGTATGCGGACCATCGTCCAGCAACATATCGAACTTAACTCTGGAATTCAAGAATGTTTGGGTGAAAAACTCGCTATTATACGCATCATTTGATGTGTGCAATATTATTCTGGGGTTATTTTTGAGTACGTCCCATATATCGTCGATATGCATCACATCAATCCCGTGAACCGTTGCATTTGTGAAATAATCGTGCCATAATTGGATACTTCCGCCATGATTGATGCCGACTTCTAACACATGTTTTGCGGTATCTTTCTTCTTGGCAAACAATTTCTCGTATAGTGGAATATATGAGTGTACTGTATTCTTGTCTGTCTTCGCATCGTTAATGTATTCCGCTAAACTCATTATTAACTGAACTGATATCATATACTAATAAATGTAATTTATTAGTATAAACGCACTTACTGTTTGGTTATAAATACAGCAGATGTACAAAGGTCTATTAATTCTAGAAAATTCTCATTTCTAAACTCCATTTTTTGACGATTTTATTACCACTTGGTCTTTTTCACATTGATGGGAGGTCCGGCGTTCTTCTTGCGCGATTTCGAAGGGTCGTATTGTTCGTCTTCGTCGTCGGAGCCCATATTTTTGGATGCCTCCCAGAATTCCTTGCTTCCCAACTTGAAATCGGGGCGTGTTTCTGCCTTATACCAGAAAATCTGGTCCGTCAGTTTATTCGATTTCGCATTATTGTTAATCACCAAACACTCAAAATTCTCTGTGGTTTGGTCCATGATAGAACAAAAGGATTCTAATGTGGGAAACATAGATGCATAATTCTCCCAAATACGTTTACGATTGGTAAGATAGTTCTCTCTCAAAATAAACACATAGTCAATATTGGTACGCAAGTTGGGAGGCACACCCAGGGGATACTGCATAGTAATAATCAACATCACTTTCCAGTGTCTCCCGTTCATGAACAAAAGTCGCATCAGTTTATCTCTCGCCCACGATTGGTCATATAGACAATCATCCAGAATGACGAATGCGCGCGGGTCAATCGTTGTTCTCCCGTAGGCCTCGATTTCCTTGTTCATTTGTTTGAGTACGTTCTTTTGTCGGCGCAGCACATTCTCAATCAAGACAGAATTGTATTCTTCGTGGATAAAGAGTCGCGGCACGTGTTCTGAATAGAAGCCGTTTCCGGCCTCTGTTCCCGAAATAACTGTACCAATCGGAATATCCTGATGATGGAACAATAAGTCTCGCACCAAAAATGACTTACCCGTATCACGACGCCCAATCATAACAATAACGGGACCCTTATTTTCATTGGGTCGAAACGTGATGTTTCTCATATCAAATCGTCTTAATTCCAAGGATGCCATATTTAATTCAAATTACAACAATAGGTATATATTGCAATAAAAGATTTTATGTTCGATATGCAACGCAAGGTAGATAGGGGGCGCAGCCCTCCCATACCCTATGCATAAGGCTCGCATGCCACCGAAACGCAGGCACTGCGTGCCTTGGGTGCGGGCCTGCTTCCTATTACATCAATACTACGAATTCCCATATACCGGGTTCAATATGTACCCCGTCCCTATACGTTCTCCCTCCAACAATATTATGATTCAACATAAATATACGGGTGTTATTACAATACAATACAATATGAGACCATTTAGCGTAAATCGGGGAAAACACATATCTCCCGATGTTGTCCAACTAGAAAGGGAATATATCCATACCGAAGAAGATAGCAAATACGATTATAATCCATTTTCGCTTACTCAATTACAGCCCTATATTCCTATATATTCAACGTTTTTGGACATATCTCCCGAAGATGAGAACAATATCGCATTAAACAACCCATTGGAATTTTCAACTCTATCTACGGTCATTCACAAAGAAGTCGATGGTTTTCCTAAATTACAAAAAGACGTGTTCATCAAATTTTCTCCCATACTCGACCCTATCAAATACATGAGTGGCAAATATGTACAAACCCAAATCAATCTCCCGTCTATGAGTCGAGCATCGCACCCAAAGATAGATAATGTGTATAATGCATCCTATGTCGACGGGTTTTTCTGTTATTTGAGTTCGCAGCTTATGCAGTCCTATCATAATCCACATTGCATAGAGTACTATGGTTCGCATTTGGCATTCCAGCGGAAATTTAAAATGGTGATGGACGACTTAGACTATTTGATGGAATCTCCCTACTTTATTACTCATGTGAATAAGCAGTTTTTTATTTCGGGAGACGCGGTCTCCCTGGAAGGCGCCAACTCCCGGTGCAACAAACCCAAATTGGAATTCAATGAGGACTGTGATATAGAGCTGGACGCAATCCTCATTGACGAGCCGCCCTATAGTATCGATGATACTGAGGTGCTAGATGTAGCATCGAACAATATGGATTTGGTATATGAGTGCGAGACCAAAGAAGGTAAGGAAGAATGCGCCGACAGTAGTGATATTAGCGACGACTCAGATAGCGACAATAGCGAAGTGAGCTATAGTAGTAGTGATGATGATGAAGATGAAGAAGAAGAAAGCGAAGTGGATATGGTCGATTTACAAGACTCAGATTCGGATGAGGACAATGAGGGAGACGAAGACGAAGACGACGAGGAAGAGGGAGATGACGAAGACGATGAGGAAGACGATGAGGAAGACGAACCCGAGATATATGCATATGTGAATGATTTCCCGATACAGATGATATGTTTGGAAAAATGCGTAGGGACATTCGACGACCTTATTATGAAAGGTAAGATAGACGAGTATAGTGGCGCATCGGCTCTATTCCAGATAATTATGGCTCTTATTATATACCAAAAGGCATTTCATTTCACCCATAATGATTTGCACACGAACAACGTGATGTATGTGAATACGGATAAAAAGTATTTGTATTATAATTATGGCGGGGTGAAATATCGTGTGCCGACGTATGGTCGCATCTATAAAATCATCGATTTCGGGAGAAGCATTTATCAGTGGAATGGAAAACGATATTGCAGTGATAGTTTCCAAAATGGCGGCGATGCAGCGACCCAATACAACTGCGAGCCCTTTTTCGACGAGAACAAACCGCGGTTGGAGCCGAATTATAGTTTCGACTTGTGTAGATTGGGAGTTTCCATATATGATTATGTGATTGACGACGACGAATCTCCCGATGATATGGACGATTTCCAGAAAATCATATACAGATGGTGTACGGATGATAACGGGAAGAACATTCTGTATAAGAAGAATGGAGAGGAAAGGTATCCCAATTTCAAATTATACAAGATGATTGCGCGAACGGTGCATAACCATTGTCCCGAAGCCCAATTGGATGACCCATTGTTTTCTGAATTCCGTTTATCCAGTGCGAAATGGGAGAAATCGGGAGATTCGTCGTTATTGATAGATATTGATAAGATACCCTTCTTAGGATAATGAAATCTCCCTACTATGAAATCTCCCTACTATGAATCTCCCGATATGTACAAAATAAAATGCCGACTAATGATTATTTATGTAAATGAACTTATAAATAATCATTGATACCCCCATAACACATCATTAAACCTTTCTTATATGCAATCTATGTTTCCAACAAAGTATCGGGATTCAAAGCCTCCCGAAAAGGCAATATCGGGAGAACAAGGAATGATAGGCGACAATATGATGGGTGGACATCGAAACCATCCATTAAATATGAATCCAAATATCAAACGAAAATTAGAATTCTTTTTAATACATCAAAAAATCCCCCATATTATTTTCCATGGTTCATCGGGAACTGGGAAGCGGACCATTGTCTACGATTTCATAAATCGAATCTACAACTTCGATAAGCAAAAAATAAAGTCGAACGTCATGTTTGTGAATTGTGCGCACGGAAAGGGAATCAAGTTTATCCGCGAAGACCTCAAATTCTTTGCAAAGACGAATATACAGTCGAATTCGGGAGTTTTATTCAAGAGTATTATACTTATGAACGCGGACTTTTTAACGATTGACGCGCAATCCGCCCTCCGTCGATGCATTGAGTTATTCAGTCATAATACCCGTTTTTTCATTATTGTGGAAAACAAGCAGAAATTGTTGAACCCTATTTTGTCCCGCTTTTGTGAAATCTATGTGCCGGAACATATGGATGGTCCAAATATAGTGAACTTGCACCAGCATGATTTGCGATTTAAAATGAATTTGGAGTTTCATAGTGCAGAAAAACAGGCATGGATTGCCGAAAAGTTGTCGAATACAACAAATATGGGAGACCATAAACAGATGGTGAATCTTGCAACGGAATTCTATGAAAACGGTATTTCGGCGCTCGACGTTATCCATTTCATCGAAAATAGCCATAATATGGCAGAAGCTATGTCAAATGCGATTGAGTATATTGCGGAATTTTATAGAATCAAATCCGAGTATCGTTGTGAAAAACTACTTATGTTGTATATTTTTGATATGTTATATTTGCGCGGCAAATAAATATAAACAAAACCGAGCTTTCATATAACATAGACCATATCATACATATAGCGAGCACATGGACGATTTCGTATTATCCAATTTGAATGAATCGCGCAATGAATGGTGCGCCCGACTTGTCAGCATTTTAACGCCGTTAGTGATTCAAGGAATCCGTTCTATTTTTAATGAGGCATGGGCCCTATGCGTAACGAACGGGGAAGTGAATAAGTATTTGATGACTTTCCAAAACATGCTATGTGGGGTTCATAAGTGGAATTCAAATATTATTGAGGAGGAGCGAAAGCGTATTATCGAAAAAAGTGGGTGTAATTATTTGGAGGACCTCATCACCTGCGTCCATATTATTCAATTGAAAATCCTTACGAGTATTCGCGTGGGTACTCGTCAAAAGAAGATTGACATCACAATTCCCAAGTTGGACCATTTTATTCACAAGGTGTATATTAACGTTGCCCGCAAATCATATACGAACGTGTATTTGTTTGAGAAGAATATCAGTCCTCTACAGGCGCAAAAGAATAACCGAGAGCTCGAAATGATTGTGCAGGAGTGCATTTTGATGGCCATTCGCGACAGTATTCCGACGGAGGCAATTATCCGCGCATACCTTGACCAGAGTGTTGAGCAAGAGGAAGAGGTGATTATTGAGAATATCGAGCAGCCAGTGATGGAATCCTCGCCCTCATCTTCACCCTCCTCAGGCCCTATTGCAGATTCACCCCCCATTCATGATGTGGAGCCGCCCATTTTTAAGGAAGACGTGGTTCCTGAAGTGGTTCCATCTATTAAGAACCTGGATGAAGCTCCCATCATGACACGTTTAACATTCAATGATATGGATTCAACGATGGATGAGCATAACCAGGTTGGTAATGTGCATGCACCCAAAACGATTGAGCAGCTCGAGAAGATAAGTATGGAGCGCGCGATGCAACGTAAAATGGATGAAGAAGACGACCGAATTAATATCCATATGGAGCCCGTGGATTTGTCTGGATTCGATATCTTGGATTCCGACAATGGAGACCCATTGATTGATTTCGAGGAGGTCTAATGCTTGGTTTCCCTATGCGTAAAAAGTGGGTGTAGGAAGGTTTAGGTTATTATTATACATCATGGAAAAGGTGATTATTTTGGCGTTTTTAACGACGTTGGTGTTTGGTATATTTCGAGTACTGGAGATGAAATATATCGATAAGCAATGGATGCCAATGAAATACGTGGTCAGAGATATCGTAATGGTGTTCGTCGCATCACTATTGGGGTCTACTGTTTATTTCAGCATGGAAGTTAGTTTGCTAGAATTTTTCAGCGTGGTGACGGACAATACACAGATTGCCCCCATTTCGACGCAAATATTCACGGATGAACCTGGGTTTTAATCGCACTCGCATTATGAAAGCGGGGGGTATCGCATGGTGTATCTGCATCTGTATCATTCATACTATATGCTACATAAGATGAAAATGTTTTGCGCGATGGTATATCGCACGGGTATACTTCGGATTCTGTCGAAAATGCGCAGCCCATAAGATGCGTTGGTACTACTATATGATATGATGTTTGTATATTCATATCATAAAGATTCTTTGGTTTTCACACAATCTACAGTGTATAAGATTCACAATCTACAGTGTATAACAATATAAAACTACCGCTCCTAAGATGAGTGTACAAAAATGAAACAATCCAAATTTGCATACTTAGAATACTTGCACCTTGTGATTATACTATGGAACTACCCATCCTTTTTAAAATGGAATGAAATACAGAGTGTATATTTGGTATCCGCATGTATTTCCTGTGTCCTGAATGTGTTTTATATTAGTCGCATGAATATTTTTATTGAGCAAGAGAATGTGTTGGAAAACTACGAGCACGTGTTGATTTCGCATGTGTACAAAACGATAGGAAACAGTGTATATTCGTATGTCTCTATGGTGTCGGTATATTTAACAACACATAGTGAAATCGACAGTGGGCTATTGCTGGTATGTTTGATACTGCATATGTTTATGATGTATATTTATTATTTCGGAGACTTACAGAATGCACATGCATTGCTGGTGAAAAACATGCCCCACATAATAGATATGGTTGTGGTTATATCGAGCATCCGCGACATTCAATTACAAATTCTAATTGCACTCATAAATATTGTTCGTATGTATTTTCATAACACGCGATTAACCCAACTCATGGCATTGCTCGAGACCTATATCATATGCGAAATTATTACATAAAAACAAACATAAAATCGTGCGCTATATTATGTTATCTTGGAAAGAAAAATGAATACGTCGTTTGATGGAGTGAAATACGAAGATACTGTGGAGTTTGTTATGCCAATCCAGTATGGAAAGGTGGTGAAAGTGTATGACGGAGATACGATAACGATTGCATCGTATTTGCCGATTCCGAATAGTCCACTTTACCGTTTTTCTGTGCGTTTGAATGGGATTGATACCCCCGAAATCAAGGGAAAGACGCGCGAGGAAAAGGACCTAGCGCTTGTTGCCAAAAACGCTTTAAGCGAAATGATATTGGGAAAGGTGATTGAACTTCGCAACATAGAGAATGAAAAATATGGCCGAATCCTGGCAGATGTGTATCTGGGTCCCACACATATCAATGAGTGGATGGTCGAGAATAAGTATGCGGTCCGCTATAATGGCGGTACCAAGGAGCGCCCTGTTGAGTGGGGCTAAGATTTATATAAGCAGTTATTAAATACATGGCTACTCCAAATACTTTTTTAAATAGAATTCGACGGGCAGTCGGGTTACCCCCACGTGGAAGAATTAGAATAACAAATTGGGAAAGAGATGAAAGGTATGTACCGCGTCTTCCAAGTGGTGCATATGATTTCTATAATATAAATTTGGAAAGAGTAAATTTATCAGGTGCAAATTTAACAGGTGCAAATTTAATAGGTATTAATTTGGAAGGTGCAAATTTGCAAGATGCAATTTTAGAAAGCGCATCTATATCGTATGCAAATGTACAAGGTGCTAATTTAGAAGGTGCTAATTTACGAGGAACTACTTTACGAAGAGCTATTTTGGAAGGAGCAATTTTAGAAAACGCATTTATGCTATATGCAGATTTACGAGGAGCTAATTTAACAGGTGCAAATTTACGAGGAGCTTATTTACGAGGAGCTGATTTAGAAGGAGCTAATTTAGCAGGAGCAATTTTAGAAGGTGCTAATTTAGAAGGAGCTTATTTAGAAGGTGCTATTTTGGAAGGTGCTATTTTGGAAGGTGCTAATTTTATAGGAGCAAATTTAGAAGAAACTATTTTGGAAGGAAGACAAATGCCCGCAGTACTACCCCCAATACCACGGCTTTACCAGCAAGAGACGGCATACGAGATTCATAATGCTTTTGATAAAATAAACAAACAAGAACTTATCACATTTTTTGAAACCAGAGTTGAAAATGCGAATCAGATTAATAACCAATTAGCAAGAATGAATGAAATCACCTTTTTGAATGCTATAAAAGAAAATATAGGCCATTTTTTATCAAAATTAACTCCAGATGAATTAACTGATATACCTAATAAACCGCCTGGATATTATCCAACATGGATACGTTCTTGGAAAAACATATGGGATACTATTTATTCTGACAGATTATCCAATATCCTTTATTCTTTTGAAAGTAAAAAAATAATAGTGCTGTCGTTATCTTATGTGTTAACCCGACCTGAACAGTTTCAAAAAAATTATGTATTATGCTATTTGGATGAAGTTGCATTTGCGTATAATACGGGTAGTGAATTCGATAGTAATTTTAGTTGTTCCAAGGGATTTGTCGAGAGATTTGCGACATGTTTAAAGGCAGGTATTGATGCTGAGCTAACTACAGAATTAGCCGAAGACATGAAAATAGAATATAAAATACTGCGAAATATAATTCAAGGTGGATATAACGCGGATGTTGCAAAAAGGTTAATCTCGGAATGGCAAGATGATAATAAAAATATTATTACTGAAAATGGAGAATTCCGTGCGAACAAATACGAACTGGCCACACAACAAAAGAATAATTTAATACAATACTTATGTTGCGAGTTAGGAGTTAACCAAGAAGAGCTAATGCGAAACTCACAAGTGAGAGACACGATTGAGTATATGTTTGAGGATGACAATATATTAGACAATACTTTGGGGGGAAGAAGGATAAGGAGAAAGAGAACAATGAAAAAGAATACAAAAAGAAAGCAAAATAAGAAACGAAAGAGCAAGCGAAGGATAAGAAGGTAAGTTTAGTATTATATGATGTTTATATTATATTATATAATACGATGTCCATTGAAATATCCTCCTACGATGATATTACGAATGAGTTCGTAAGCAATATCCCCGACGATGCCTATATTACAACGAAGGCGTATAAGTTTTATGGAACCAAAGAAGTGTTCTGTGAAAAGACGAAGGATTGTCAAGTTAGGTATATGATGCTTAAGCCATGTGTATTGCTCACAACCCATGATGCAAACAATATATACAATAAGATTCAAACGTCTACGATGCCATGATAACACAATCTATTATATATTTATATAATAGATATGCAGAAAACAAGGCGTTGTTTGAAAACACAAAAACAAGATACAAAGGGTCGTAAAACGCGCAAAAATACAATCAGGCGCAAAAATACATTGAGACGTAAAAACAATCCGGTGCAAAAAAACAATCCGGCGCAAAAAAACAATCAGGCGGCAATGAATGTTCCATATGTTTAGAGACAAACAAACAAATGATTATTAAGCCATGTGGGCATCCCATTTGTGTAAGCTGTTTCAAACAACTGCGAACGAAGACATGCCCGTTATGTAGAGGACCCATTATGTCATTGGTGAAAATAACTACAAATGAAGAAGGTGAACGTGAAGAAAAGACTGTATGGCCTATTGATAATATGCATAAATTCCGCGAAAAACTGGAAGAAATGCTGTTGGATGAGAATGGCGAATTTACTGAATTAGAATACATATCAAAAGATGAATTGTATGATATTCTACTCGACATTCACGATTATGTGATTCTATACAATATTCGAAATCCTAATATAACAAGAGTTTTTGAAAATCACGACGAGGATGAAGATGATAATTTAGAGGATGAGGATGACAAATTTTATGCAAAATTTCATTTCGCAAAGAAATATGAGCTAATGCTAATTATAAAAAATATAGCAGAGGAAGCAGGTATGACGACGCGAGAATTCGACCCTACCTATGACATACGTCGTTAACAAAAAATATATAGTCGATAAGATACAATATGTATATTATCGAATCTGTAAAACAGTGTTGATTAGAAATGATGTATATTTTATTTTATTCCGCATTCTTTATTCCGCATTCTTTATTCCGCATTCTTTATTCCGCATTCTTTATTCCGCATTCTTTATTC